TTCGCCATTAACTCTACTTAATGCACCACGCTCTGATTCAAATCCATTAGTAAGTTGATTAACTACACTTAATAATTTTTGTGTTTGTTCAACTCCAATATTAGAAAGCTCTTGTTCTGTTTTATCAATATCGCCATTAACTACTTTAAGTTGACTGTCTGCTTTAGTTAAAACTTTTATCAACTCTTGAATTCCAGCACTCATAGAGAAACCATGAGTTTCTTCAAAAGCCTTTCGTTTTTTTTCACCTAAATTATTGTAAGCAGTCGCGGCTTGATTTATATATTTAATTGCATCTTGAAGGTCACCACGCTCTAAAGCAGCAGAAGTATTATAAAGTGCTTTACCTGCATTAGTCTGTGAACCAGCTCCACTTCTAAGCTTATCTAAAAGGTTCTCTACAGATTCTGCTCCTTTTCCTCCATTTACCTTGATATCTAAAGATAATGTTTTTTGTGATAATTCAGTTTTTCTATTGATTAAATCTTGTAATTTTTTCTCCGCATTCACAAGAGCATCAGTTTTAATCTTAAAACTAATCTCTTTTCCAGTTAATTGTGTGATATTTTTAGAAATACGATTTAATTCAACTTCTAATTCCTTACCGGTTTTAGTAAAAGCAGAAACATCACCTTTGGTATTAAATCCTTTTTCAAGTTGACTTTTATATTTAGCCATTATACCTTCAAGATTAGCAAAACTTTTTTTAAAACTATTTTCTAATCCTTCTGGCATTTTTAACTTAGATAAACTATTTTTTAATTTGTTAATGCCTGCTTCTGCATTATCAATTTTCATTATGGCATTTAATACAATATCTGTTTGCATTGTTTGACCAGCCATCTACTCTACCTCCCTTTAATTCCAATAAAAAATAGCGTTAATTAAAAATTAACGCCATTCGGAATCCTTATCTATATCATCCTTTAAAAAATAAATCTCTAATGCTCGTGATTCCTTCTTCTCTCCTATTGACAAAGCAGTACCAGAGAACTTCCCCACGATTGGTTGTGCATTTTCTCCTAAAGTGAGATTAAAGTCTGACGTTATTTTTAATTTCGGTATATAGATAATTGCCGTATGAGTTTCACCAGTTTCGTCATCTTTAATTCGACTTCTTCCTTCTAAACTTACATATCCTTCAAATATATCTTCACCGATAAAACTCACACTCGCGCCGTTATCATACCCATATTCATAATCAACAACGACATCTTTATAAACTAAAGGAGTTCTGATTTCAGTTTCACTAATCATTTCTAAATCAGTTAACTTTTCACCAGTTTCTTTATTATAAACAAAAATCCATTTATTTATTGGTTTATGGGTTAATGTGATTATTCCTTCACTATTAGTTTCTACTTCATCTCTTTGTGCTATCCGCACTATTTGAGACTCTCCTATCGAAGCCAATCTTGAATTATTCATTAATCCAAGTTGAGTCTTCGAAAAAATACCTTGTGTAAAAACTAAATCTACTCCTTCTGTCCTATTCCAAATTACAAGTTTTCGATTTTGATAGCCGCCCTGGGCCGCAATCTCACGATGAATTTCTTTGAAATTTGCAATTTGGATTTTGTCAAATGCCGCGATTACTTCATCTTGGGCAATTTGTTTTCCATTTACCTCTATAGGATAAGTAGATTTTATTTGCACAAAGTACAGCTCTTGCATTCCAAATTCATTATTCATTTTTTAACTCCATTGCGGGCGGCCGCCCGTATTAAAAATGGAGGGACGTTACCGCCCCTCCGCCATTGACTTGGTTTATTAAATTAGTCCCAAGGTTCATTAGGATTATTTTGAGAAGTGCCAGAAATGCTCATTCCTGTAATATAAGGGTCATGTTTTGCATCGCCTTCAAAATCATCAAGAACAGAAGCAACTCCCTTATTCTTTAAGTTAGCATTATCATCAGAACTACCAAGATTATACTTAACAAGCTTAACCATTGAACCGCTTTCTGACTTCAGACATTGAACTGTCATTGCAAAAGTAGCTGGGTCGCCATCAGCTTCCATAGTAAGACTTACATCTTCAGCAGAAACTTTTCCCTTTGGAATGATGAACTGCAGGAATTCGTCCTTACCAGAAGCAACGTTTCTAGCATATGTATCACCAGTGATATAATAAGTATTTGAACTAAATTCTGCACCGATATCAATAGTAACTCCACCGCTAATAACGCCTTTCTTAGTATTAGAAGTACCGTCTCCTCTAACACCAGCTTCCGAAGTACAATCTAATAAATCAAAAGTAATAAATTCAACTTCTTGGTCACCATCTGTTGTTTCACCACCAGCTGTAATTTTAACCTTACCATTGGTCCAATTGATATTTGCAACATTAACTGGAACTGGATTTTCTATATCCTTACCATTAACGTCTTGATAACTAAAAGCTGTTACAAGAGCCTTAGCAATATATAATTTATTACCATTAATTTCAAATTGTAAATAGTCTGCAGTAGCGTCAGTAGTGGCAGCCTTAACTTCAGTAATTTTAGCCGGGTCAAAACGAAGAGTTTTAAGAACTTCTTGCTTATCTCCATAAACTTTCATGTCTCCACCGAACATGATGCCAAGAGATTTAGCACTGTATACAGCGTCCTCCATCTCAATAGTAAGCTCTTTATTAGTATCCCAAGAAAGAATCTTAACGTTACCTTTACCACCTCTAGCGTCTACAGTTTCAGAACTCTGGCTTAAACTAGAAGTCTTCAGAGTATCCAGATAAAGAACCGGAGCAGAAGGAGCGCCCTTAGAGTCTAACTCATAGAACATAACGTCAGCTACTTCTTTGATAGCATATTTATCAAGAATAATTGCCATATTATATAGCCTCCTATTTTAATCTAAATTTTTTATCCAATATTTTGGTTTTACTTTTTTACTATCCGCGCCTGCCAACAATGCCCGAATATCAATATCATATTCTTCATTCTGTTGGTACATTGCAATTAACCAATGAACGCACGCATAGCTCATCTCTCCAATATTAAGTGGATTTAATCCAATTCCCATACAACAAATTGCGGCAAGAAGTGTACCCAAAGTTGGCGCATTTCCTTTTTTACGTTTTTTCTTTGCAAGTAAACGCTCGCTCCGTTTAATCTTCTCCTTATACCGCTTAATGCGCGGGTCCAAATTGGGGTCTTCAGGCTCTGGAGGTTTAACCTCATCCTCTCCCATGGACGCGCGCACCATATTTTGAAAATCAAAATAATCATCAGCAGAAATCAACCTAGGCTCTTCTAAGTCAATGTCCGGATTTAGTTCTTCTTCTGACTTTCCAACCAATAACATTTCCAATTCTGGGACAATAGTTACTGGCTCATGTAAGAAATACTGAAAACATTCCAATATCTTCCCTTGCATTTCTTCATCTTGATGATAATTCATCATCAGATATTGAAAAGGAGTAGGATATTCAGTAACTTCTTGATTCGCCGCATAGGCTTCCTCCAACTCATCTTGGGTTATTGTTAATAACCCACGATAAATAGGAAAATCTGGATTACCACATACATCATTTACAGTAGGCGGATAGATTTTACATATATCTTTAAAATCTATAGGAAAGCCTAAAAAAACTTTTTCATTAATCATAACTAGTGATTACAAAAGTCATTAAATAGGCAGACATTTCCTCTGTTAAGAAGTCCAAATCAAAGTCTCCACCTTCCATTTTACCTAAACCTTCAATTTTCTTACCTCTTAAAGAGTTTTGAATTTCTCCCATTATAGCAAACGGACGCAAATTAGTATCCTTAATAATCCATTGAGTCATTGGAACAAAAACTTCTATTTTAACCAATACGTTTTTAAACTCTTTATTCGCAGCCAATCCAGTGCCGCGCTGCAACGTTACGGCAATAATCGAATGAGCGGTTTCTTTTGGTCCAATTCTCGGAACTATTTTAACTAACTTTTCAAATATTTCTTCTTGAATTTGTTCTTTAGTTAAATCCTCACCTGCTAACGGGTCTTTACCCGTATAATATAGCAATTTAAGCAAATTCTGATTAGCAAGTAAACGCTTTATAACATACTGCGCATTTACTCCTAAATCACCGCAATTTCTTATACTCATTCGTCACCACCTCTATTTAACCAATAAAAATCAGCATCTTCATCTTCAGCAGTTTGAGCGGGCGGTTCACTTAAATCACGAATGTATTGAGGATCGACGGAAACAAATTCAACTCCAGGAGTAGATTGGATATCATAACCAGTAACTACATAAGCCTCTTTCAAAGCTCCCTCTCCAACTTCTATATAATTATCTTTTCTTATATATTCGTTTAAAGGAGTAATAAAGAAACTCAATTTCAAATTCTCAGTATATAAAACCTTATTTCTACTTCTAGACTTTAACTCATCTTTCAACATGTTATCTTCTTGTCCATAAAAATATGCCCAAGCACTACGTTCTTCCTTATTCCTATCCTTCCAAGTTAAATAATGAGTCATTCTTAAAACAATATATCTATTATATCCACTTGCGACATAATCTTCTAACCAATATATCATCCAAGGTACTCTATTCCCATCCTTATCCGGCAGCATCAAAATTGTACCATTCGGCATATTTAAATGCACATCTGTCAAAAGATAATGTAAATCTTTCGTCTCATTTTGCTTATAAGGAGTTAATTCTCCTTCACATTCTTCTCCACTATACTCAAAATCAACATAATAAACTGATTTAAGTAACTGTAATTTAAAATTCTTTTCGCGCTGGCACTGCATACGTGATTGAAAGTCAATTCCATACCGATTTAATCTTTTTAAATAAACTTCTTCATAGTAACCCATTTATCTAACTCCCCTAGAGAGTAATGACATACAATCAAAAATTGTCTTTCTAAAATATTCATAACTTAAATATCTTAAAGAAGAAATTTTATGATAAAGAGAATAATAATCAATTGTTCTCTCTTCTACATCAAAACCCTCTAATTCAATTAAAATCGAATCTAAAAAACTTTCCCAATCACGCCCGCGCTCATATTCACAAAGCAAGCCATACAACTTACTTTTTAATTTATTATCATATGCTTCTAAAACTTCGGGAACATAATCCATCTTATTCACCTGCTAATTTCTTGTAATCAAATGGTTGCCAGTCCCTAGACCTATAATATATACGCTCTAATTTCCGCGCTTTATATTCCTCTCTATCTAAAAGTTTTTGCAACTTATCAATTAAATTAGCTTGCGAAAAATCTCTTTCCACATATAATGGTTTTATATTCTCCCAAGTGAGAATTTCCCTATTAAGCCATTCGCATTTCATAAAAGTTGCTAATATCTGTACTTCTATATTGTTTAAATCACCAATAAAATTTCCAGACTCATCAAAGTTTAGGTCAACACGAGGAAATTTAAAATTAGGAATCGCGCCCTTTAATAATTCACGCCAATCACGTTCTACTTCCTCTTCGGTCCAGTTTAACCATTCATCCTCTAACATTTTTGACAAAAATGCTTCATAAACTACATTAACGGAAGTCATTTTACCTCTCCTGTGCCATTTCATCATCCCGGTTGAGTTTAATTGCTGTCATTATATCTACGTCTATATACTTCTTAATTTCTTCGGATTTATCATAATCCATAATCTTATTAGCAATAGCATATGCAGCCAACTCATTAATTTGTTCTCTCGGCAATTCTTTAATCTTCTCTTTAAACTCATTCAGCGGCAGTACCGTTAAATAACGTTTTCTCTGCGCATCATCTAAAACAATGATATTTACTGGTTCTTTTGCTTCTTCTGGCTCTAAACCAAGAGCAATTTTAACCTCCATATCATCAATTCCAAGAATTCCATTTTTAAATAAATTCTCTACACCAGGACTATACATTGCTTCCTCTAACTGTTCAAAGGGAATAAGCGCAGTAGCACCTTTTCTTTCCCAAACTCTTCTCAATCTCAGTTCTGGTACAGTTAGAATAACTCTATGTGATACTAAACTCACAACTTTTACTTTCTTATCCATTTTTTTACTCCTTTTAACTCCCTAATTATGATAATACGTACTGAGCGGCCGCCCAATACATTTAAAATAAATTAGGGAGGGGATGAACCCCTCCCCTATTTAACCAATTATACGTTCGGATACATTTCCTTATAAGTCTGAGTGATTCCCTCGTTCTTATAGATAGCCCAATTATGATAAGCAAGAATTGCAGTACCAAGTTTTCTATAAGTGTGAATCTCCATAGACTGGTCAGCATTGACGAAATCCCACATCTGAGTATTTCCTTCAAAGACAACCTTAACAACTCTTTCTCCACCAGTCGGCAGTACATAAGCCAGTTGCGGATCAATCCAAGTCTCTACATTATTCTCATCAACAAAAGATTGCGGAATCTGAACAATCGGAGTACCTCTAAACAGATTAATGTATCCAGTATTATGAATAGCATCGATGTCTTGCGGATGATAAACTCCACCATAATTTCCACTCTGCGGAATTGGAACAATAGCATCCGGACCCATAGCAGCAACAAACTCAGGCGGTGCAAAAATAACTGCGCCAGAACCATAAGCCCTAACAGTGGAAATCAGCTTCATCATTTCCTGTCCATCAAAGGCATTACCAGTAGTAACCTTAGCTCTGTTGTTGGCAGGAACACCTTGCTGTGTAACGGCAGCGCGCAGTGCTCTTTGGACCTCTTGATAAACAGCATCAGTCTGAGCCTCAGTCAGTAAACTAACCAGTTCAGCCATATTCTCAGCGCCATCAAGCATTCTTTCGAAATCAATAGAGCAAGCTCCGCCGATTGCGTGAGCACTTACTTCAAAAGTACTATTGTCAAGTCTGAAACTCTCATAAACTCCAGACAGACCAACTTGAGTAAGGAACTTCTTAGCTCTCATCTTACCCAGTTTGGTTCTAAATAAAGCTTTCTGACCTTGCGGTACTTGCTTAACCTCAGCAAAGATACCAACAGCATCAATTACCTTCTTAGGAACGATTTCGTCAGCAGCCTCGATAATGATATCATAAATATCATATCTATTTTTCATAAATTGATTAATGGAACCAGCTAATCCCTGAAGTCCATCGCGTAAAGCCTCGTCGACGTTTTCTACAGAGAAGTTAGTTGGAGCCTGACCTTTAGCCGCATATACAGCTAATTCTTTCATTTCTTTAATAGTCATTCTTCATACCTCCCTATTATGCTTCAAGAACCTGGAACTTCAGAGCAAACTGAGCATCCGGCA